AGTCCCCTTTACAGGCTTCTCAAATAACTCATGCACATGAAATCCTCTACCTGTCGCAACGACTCTTACATCTCCTGTTAGTTTAGACAGCAATTGTGCTACATCTTTTTTAACCTGTATAATATCGTATTCTTCTGTCGTGTCGAAGTCCCACCATGCTCGGTCTATTACAACCGATTCGGGGTCGAATTTCCAAGACCTTGTAGGGTGTCTTCGCTCAAAGGAATACAAAGAAGTGTATATAGAAGACTTACCATTCAAATTGGTAATGTATTTGTCGAAGTCTATACGGGAATCACAGGGCTTACGGCGTAGCCCAATCTCTCGCGGAAAATTAAGGAGCATAGTATTACCTCGCTACTTCCTGTTGGTGTCCGCAGGCACAGCCGCCTATTGTTACTATCTCCGGTGCGTGCCCTTCTTGACCTGTTACTCTAACAATATCTTCAAAGCCTTCCCATTCATCATCCTTACCACAGGCACTACACACCACATTAATAAATTCTCTTGAAGCGCCTACTCTACTCATATCCATTCCTCTATACTTCCCGTCAATTCAGACTCGCAATTTAAATGAAAGTCACACCAAACCGGACAGAAATACTCATTCCAATTCATATGAAAATCTTGGAGTTTAAGTGAGTCAATAGTGTCGTATAAACCTTGTTCAAAGGCATTAATAGAGCGGGTTGTAACGGGTTCTAACAAAGCGTATCCACCGTTCTCACCGAGCCACATAGTCTTGCCTCTCTTTTTATACTCGTTAAGTAACTTGTCTCCTTCCACCACTTCGTAGTCGGGAGTAAGATACAAAAAGTGTGTTACTTCATCGTATCCCATCTTCTTTAGCATACGAGAATAGAATACCATTTCCTTTCTCGTTCTACCTAACTTACCCATATTCATTTTACCTGTCTTCAATTCTACTACAATCAACCCACCTTGAGGGTGTCTAAGAACACCATCTATCATACCTACCCATATTATGGGAGTCATACCGCTTTGTGTAGTAAATTCTTCATAGACTTGGTGCTTGACTTCTGCCTCTACAACCTCAAAAGAACCCAAGTCGCTCGCAATAGAATGAATAAGAGAGGCAAGGTTCTTTGCCCCCCTGTCTTCTTCCATGCCTTCGGCAATCAAGTATCTTTCCATGTCTTCGGGTTCGCCAAGAATACCATGTTCCATAGCACTATGCACTATTGTTCCCCTAATCGCCGCCTCACTTGGGGGCGGAGAAGGAACATCAGCGACATAACGCCAATAGAATTGTCTTGGGCACATAGAGTAAGTCATGTAAGACGACTTACTTACCCGTAGAACCTCTCCGTCCGGCTTATAGGAAGAAGCGTCTATCTGCTCTTGTGTAGCACGCATACATCATTCTTCCTCGTGCGTTCCGTTATCCCAATTCTCAATAGTCATCTGTGTGCCTATGTCCTCAAATTTATGTCCGCAAGCAGGGCATTGCGTTGCCTTTGGTAGAGCCTTAAGTTTAGGTTCAAACAAAACCTGCCCACAGGCAGGACAATTACTTTCTTCTAACCTATCGTCCTCTTGTAAAAGAGCATATACAATACCGTTTATCCTCGCCATATCGTTAGACATAGCGTTTATCAATTGGTTTAATACCTGCTGTATCTCATTCACTTGCTGTCCTAATTGTTTGGTGGTTAATTTACCACTTGCCTTCCTACTTCTCGTCATGTTTTGTCTCACCTTCTATCCGAATATAAATATTACACCCAAACAAGCCCGCCCAAACCTTGTTGTGCGTTGAGTAGCGGTTGCATACTCCACTTCATTAGGTCATAATAAGGTTGAATCTTATTTAATACGAATCGCTCACACATAATACCGTATCCTACATTTACTATACCGTCTATATCAGAAGGGTCATCGAAAGCAATATACTTACCGGCTTCGTTTATTGTTACTTTGAAGAATGAGCCTGCTGTGTATCCCTTGCCTAAATGCTCATTAGCCCACGCCGCCGCCGCCGCGTTGCCGGACAAAACCTTGTATTCACCAAGCCTCTTATCTAATTTACCCTTCATAGAAATATCCTCAACGGCAACCTCCTTCTTGACTATACTATCTATAATGGGTATAATAGTATTATTAACTTCTTCCTCAGACTTATTAGTTAGTATCATGTCTATTGTCTTGCCCATTACTTCTTTCATAATCGGGGGCATACGGGACTGCTTTAATTCTATACCCTTTATGTAAAGGGTAGGTTCGTGACTCTCACCGTCAGTCCAAGACACATTGCCTGCGTATCTATTCTTAGCCATGAGAATCATGCTACTACACCACTTCTCAAATTCTACTTCTATCGGCTTCATTTGCTTGTTGAGAGAGGCCATCAATTGCATTCCCTCTACCGGACTGCCTATTTCACAAAACACGCTGTCTGTGTGCCCGTATAGCACCTTACAGCCTGCTTCCTCAGCCAAGTCCTTGAGCCTACCTAAAGTAGAACGGGAAGTGTAGGTTATAGCGGAAGCAATATCGGGGTGGTAAAGACCATATTTTGAATCGCCCGCCACACCATACATAGAAGCAACAAGAGTCTTGGCCGCAAATTGCATTGTGTCCCACTTTGCCTTCGCGCTTCCATCACTTAGGAACATCTTAGTCTTGAAGACATCACGAAGGTTAGTCATCTTATCCATTTGGCGTATGAGTAGTCCCTTTTTATCCTGTGTAAAACAAGTGCCGTTACCACAGTCCTTACCGTCTTCATCTAAGGTGTCCCAAGAAATATTATGTAGAGAGGCGTTGCTATGATACATTGCTTTAATGTCTAAAATACCTACATTATTGTAAAGTCCTGCCTCTACTTGCATAATATCAGCGCCCTCGTATGCTTGGTATTCAAATTGTGGTTTTGTAGGAATACGAAGTCTATTATCCTTATCCATAAGCACAAGGTTGCTAAACATCTTGGTAATGAAAGGTGTTGAACGAATATCGCATTGAACAATATGCTGTAAAGAAGTAAAGTAATCTAAAGCATTTACTTTAGCGTCTAATTTAGGCAACAGTCTTACATCTTGCCTACAATAGTGTAAGTATAGAGGCAAGTCTGTTAGGTAGGTATCGTGCCCATCGGGTAACTCTACCTTCCTTTCTTTCAGAACCTCATACGCTACATCATCGAGTTTTTTAGAGGGTAATTTACCGTTCTTTAACTCCCATAGTTTAGTAAAGCCGAGCATCAAGTCAATACAATTTCTACCCGCAATCGGCTGTTCCCAATCCTTGTAGGAATAATTTATCTTACGCATTGGACTCATCATTGTAGCGTGCGTGCCTGTCGCCCTACATCTCTCTACAATAGTTTTTATGTCCGCCCCAACAACATACCATCCGGTAATTATATCGGGGTCTTGTTTATCCATGTGTCTTAGGAAATGCACTAACATTTCTCTCTCAGTAGGAAATCCTATGGCGGGCACATCATATTTGTATCCGCCGTATTCCTCATATAGAGTAGTCTTGTCGAGACTTCTATTTACAAACCAAACATACTCATTCTCAGTAGTCGAATCATAGACTACTATAACGCGCATTTTATTTGTTGTAGGACTCCACTCACAATCTAAATACCAAGTCCTGTGTTCGTATTGCTTGAAAGGAGTATGCCCGTCCTTAATACGGTCTGTAAGAACCCTATTAACAAACGGAATGTTTGCTTCCCATGTAGGAATGTTAGGGTAATCCTTTTTGAAATCGTAAATCTGTTGCGGAACGGCGACTGCTATTTTTGTTAGCGCCTCACCATACACGCCTTCGTAACCACGCTCTTTGGCTAAACATTGTATTCCTTCTGCATCAGAATCTCTTACGAAAAAATAGGGTCTATAATTATCTATCTTAGTCTCTATCCTTGCGCCGTCTTCGTCCCTGTGTCTAACAATGACTGTCCTGCCTTTGCCCTTAGTTACTATCATGGCTTCCACCTAAACGCTGTCTGCTGAGTAACACTTGAGCCTGTAAGTCTGCTGACGCTGACCTTTTTTTTGCTCACCCAATCTACTCTACTCCCAAGATAGTGAGATACCTTGTGAGCGTAGGGGCTGTTACGCATCCTGTATAGGGGCTTGCCTGTATTTGCACTACTCTTGTTGCCTATCATAGTAGCCTGTTCTAAAATCTGCCGACCTGTAAAGTAAGCATCGGGGTCTCTATCGAATTCAGACATAAGGAATCTCTTTACTGCTTCCAACCATTGAGGCTGACCCGCATATTTGTTAGGCGTAAATCGTCTATCCATGTAATCACCGTTGAGTCTTACTACCTCTTGGGCGGGTTTGAATGTTATGTTTTAGAAGCCAATGGTTCACAGCCATAGGGGTAATACCAAATTCTGTCGCTATGTCCGCCATAGTCCTATTGTTTTGAATGTAATTTTCCTCTAACCACACAGGGTCTCG